AAAGCAGCCATCGATAGTCCTGACCAAGACTCTGAGGTCAGGACTTTTTATGTGGGCATTACTCGGGCAAAGAAGGCGTTGCATTTAGTTGAACCAAAAACAAGAAATGGATTTTACCTATGAAAACCAGAGAAGATTTCCTCAACAAAGCAGAAGAGCTAATCAACGGTCCGAGAGCCAAGGAGTATGGTCCTGCTAAGATGAATCACGAGCGGATTGCTGCGATCTGGAATGTTTTCTTGGAGCGTAAGTTGGTTCATGCAATTACCCCAGAAGATGTGGTGGCCTGCATGATTGCTCTGAAGCTGGCTAGACTTGCAGAGGACACAAGCAAGGACGACTCTTGGGTGGATATCATTGGTTATGCTGCGCTGGGTGGGGAGATCGTTAACGATGAAAACTAAATACGACGAGAATCAGATGAATCTTCTGGACATCGAGGTCAAGGAAGCTGCGATGGGCTTCAGTGAAGAAGACTGGGCGCCCCCTTCTTCTCTTCCTGATCTGACGAACTGTGACAGGATCGCAATTGACTTGGAGACACGGGATCCAAACCTCACGACATTGGGGCCGGGATGGTGCAGGAACGACGGCTATGTCATCGGCTATGCTGTCGCAGCGGGTGACTTCGTTGGGTACTTCCCTGTCCGCCACGAGGGTGGTGGTAACATGCCAGAGAAGACAGTCGTCAACTGGTTAAAGAAACAGATGGCAACTCCGCACATAGAGAAGGTTATGCACAATGCTATATATGATCTGGGCTGGATGCGTTGGGCTGGCATTGAGGTGCAGGGTAAGATTATTGACACGATGATTGCTGCTCCACTACTGAACGAGAACCGGCGGTTCTATAATCTAAACTCACTGTCGGGCGAGTATCTGTCTGAATACAAGAACGAGAAGATGCTCAAAGCTGCGGCAGCAATGTATGGTGTCGATCCAAAGTCAGGTATGTGGAGACTGCCAGCTAGGTTCGTTGGTAAGTACGCCGAGCAAGATGCGGCTGTTACCCTTCGTCTGTGGGACAGGTTGCGTCCAGACATTATCAAGGAAGAGGTCACGGGTATTTTTGATCTCGAGTCCAGCTTGATGCCCTGCCTGTTAGACATGAAAACACGCGGTGTTCGAGTGGACATAGACAAGGCGGAGCTAGTAAAGAAAGACCTGCTTGGTCGAGAGCAGAACCTACTTAAAGAAATAAAGGAAGAGACCGGCATCTTTATCGAACCGTGGGTTGCTACATCTATAGCAAAGGCGTTCGACTCCCTTGGTCTCAAGTACCATCGGACAGAAACCTCTGAAGCGCCGTCCTTTACAAAGCAGTTTCTTGCCACTCACCCGCATCCGATTGCACAGAAGATTGTAAAGCTGCGCGAGTTTAACAAAGCCAACACAACATTTGTTGAGACTATTCTCGAGCATTCTCATAAGGGCCGCATCCATTGTGATTTCAATCCTCTTCGTTCTGATGATGGTGGAACTGTAACGGGGCGATTCTCATCCAGCAACCCGAATTTACAGCAAATTCCTGCCCGTGATCCAGAGATCAAGGCAATGATCCGTGGTTTATTTATACCAGAAGAAGGCTGCAAGTGGGGAAGTTTTGACTATGCCTCACAAGAGCCACGCTGGTTGGCGCACTACTGCGCCACAATGAAGGGGCAGAACAGACACCCGATCATCGACAATGTAGTTGATATGTATCATGCAGGTAATGCTGACTTTCACCAGATGGTTGCTGACATTGCCGGCATCAGCCGTAAGGAAGCCAAGACAGTTAACCTTGGTATTATGTACGGTATGGGCAAGAAGAAGCTGGCCGGTGTTATGGATATTTCAGAGGACGACGCCACCAGCTTGCTGCATAAGTACCACGAGAACGTGCCGTTTGTTAAAGGTATTGCCGACGCTACAATGAACCGAGCTTCAGATGTAGGAAGTATCAGAACTTATCTGGGTCGTAAGTGCCGCTTCGATATGTGGGAACCAAAGAGCTACGGCTACAACAAAGCTTTGAAACTTGAGGAGGCTATCAAAGTCTATGGTGGTCGTGGCATGATCCGTAGAGCCTTCACATACAAAGCCTTGAACCGACTGATTCAAGGTTCGAGTGCCGACCAAACCAAGAAGGCGATGGTCGATTGCTATAAAGAGGGTCTGCTACCTATGCTCACTGTGCATGATGAACTGTGTTTTAGTATCGAATCGAAGGAGCAGGCTGATCGAATCGTAGAGATCATGACAACCTGCGTCCCTGATCTTAACGTACCCTTCGAGGTTGATATGGCCTTGGTGGATAACTGGGGAGAAGTAGAATGAACTGTTGGCACTGTCAGTCTGAGCTTATTTGGGGTGGGGATCATGACTATGAAACGGAGCAAGGTGGAGAAGGTATTGTCACCAACCTTTCTTGCCCGAACTGCGAGGCACAAGTGTTTGTGTATCTCGACCTCGACACGGAGAATGAAAATGTTTGAAGCTATGATACTAATTTGTTTGGTTTCCGCGCCGGGAGAGTGCAAAGCACTGAAAGATATACGCGGACCATACGAAACCATAAGCCAGTGTAATGTACGGTCGGCTGAGATGGTGCAAAGTATAGAAGAAGATCCTAGGACCGCGAACCTATATACCGTAAACGGCGCTCGATGCGACAAAGTCACCGGGATCAAAACTAAAACGTCAAATCTAAAAGCCTGAAAACTGGGGTTTGTTATTTACATTACTTCTAGGGAAACGGTGGTTATGTATGCTGCCGTGCCTTCGAGGGGGTTGCCTTTTTTGTAAGACACAATTTCATGTTTTGGGAGAAAATGAATTACGTCTCCATTGTTATCACATTTAACTGCGTACATTAAATGACCGCGAGTCTCGTTATCTTCGTCACTAAACGGAGCAGCAGAAAAGTATATTTCACTGTCTGTTGATAAACCACCGCGCAGTTCTTCGTTTAGTTCGTTCATAACATATTGAGCTAATGCAATCTTAGTAAGTTGCATTTTAAATTTTAAAACACCTCTTCCCAAAAGCTCTCCGGGATCATCTAAATAATCATCTTGGAAAAATCTTTCGTAGTGCTCTTCTAAATTGCTCCAACCAAGCCAATAATCTATGGCAGTTGTTTTATATACATGAAAAGTACGAGGCTCTAGCCTCGCTAGACGAGATGTTATCGACATATGTTTTCTCCTTTCAAAGAGAAGGGCTTGAGTTTTCAATTCATACCCCAGTTTTCACATATGACTGTATAGATTACGGACTTGTCTGACAACTCCTAATTTTATAACATCGATTCTCAGCGACCTCGAGGTATAATGATACGTCCATCGATACTGAGGTCCACGAGAATCGATGTTTTTATCTAATGATTTCAGTTGTTTGTATCTTGTAGAATAAGCGTATAATTTACAAGGTTAGTCCTTTGCAAGGTCGCGTATTCGCTTAACCAAACGCTTTGCCCGGTTCGGAACCTGATCGTGCCACCTCGAATCGACCATTTCGTCGGCGGCCCGGTGCCAATCCCTGTCATCAATCCCAGCTTTCATACCTTTGAACTTAGACAGACGCGGGTAGCCGAGGTTAAAGCACATGTTGGCAATGACCAACTGGGCTTCTTCGGGTAGCTCGTCGAAGTCTGAGTACAACCGACCGCAGTCTTCTATTGTCACAGCGATGTCTAGGTTAAACCGCTGACGGACTCGCTCTTCAGTCACGGGTGTACCCACTGGCTGGCCGTGCTCGGGGTCGTGCTCTTTGACAAGCGCTCCTATGCCAAAAGTTGGTAGACCTAAGTGATCTAAATATATTTCAAACTTGCAACCTTCGTCTTCTGCAAGCTCTTCTCTTAATCTGTCTTTGTTCATGCTGTACCTCTTAAACGTGCGGCTAAGACCTGATCTCTTCGATCGGGCAACACTGTAGCTAACGTAGCTGGGTCATTAATTGTAGGTGCGGGAGCCACCGAAGGGGCTGGAGCGGCTCCCGCTTGCGCTACCACAGGAGGAGGTGTGGTTGCGGCAACTGATGCTTGTGGTTCCACCAACTGGGATGGATCAAATTCTGCTTGTGGTTCTACTAGCTGGCTTGGGTCAAAAGCTGGTTCTGTTTTTTCCGCGCTTTCTTTTAAAGAAGGATCAGTTAGTTTCTTTCCCATAAACTCACTACTTTTTCTAAACAGTTCTGCAAGAGGTAACTGACTTATCTTTCTGGTTTGTTTGTCTATGTAGGTTTCTTTGAAAACATCTACTATCAAATCATCTGAAATAGTTATGGGTCTGAAGATACCGCTCATTATAAAAGAAAGTTCTTCATCCCCAAGATTTGAATCAAGTTTTAATGCAGACAAAATTTCAGCGTCGTTTAACCCTATGTCTCTAGCATTTTTAACAAAGCCAAACATTTCTTTTTGATGCCTAAACG